AGAATGATCATTCAGGATTTTGATGTGATTAAGGAACTGTTTGCGTTCATTTCCAAGAAAAACTCGTTTGAGGCAGAGGTCGGATACAACGATGACCTTGTTATGACCTTGGTTTTGTTTGGGTGGCTATCAACACAACCATATTTTAAGGACTTGTCGTCCCTTGATATTAGGAAAGATGTCTACAAGGAAACTATAGACAAACTTGAGGAGGAAATGACTCCTTTTGGTTTCATTGATGATGGTGTAGACGATTCTATTCCCGAAAAGGGAGAAGATGGCTCTCTCTGGTTCAGAGAAAGAGACTCCAACATGAACTCATGGTATTGAGTGAAATACTAAAATTTACTACATACATGATAGAATCATCTGGAGAACAAAATGAGCAGAATTCCCGTACAACTTAGCCCAGGTGTGAATTATTCGGAAATTGACCTCACAAATGTCACACCAAATGTTGCAAGTACTACAGCGGCAATCGCTGGAGTATTTCAATGGGGTCCAGCAGAAAAAATAATCACGATTACTTCAGAAGACGATTTGGTAAGAGTCTTCGGAAAGCCTCTCCGTGATGATAACGGAATTGACTTCCACTGTGCAGCAAACTTTCTTCAATACGGTCGTGATCTTCGAGTTGTTCGTGCTATAGGCAACGACGAAACCAATGCAAACTCTTCTGGGCGTACAGGATTACAATATGCCAATGAAGATGTTCTTGGCGGAACCGATGGACTTACTGCTGCTTTCTATGCCAAGTATCCTGGTATATTGGGAAATTCATTGAAAGTTGTTGTCATTGATGGTGATGGTGAAGCGAATCTTACTGTTGGAGCAACAGCATCAATCGGAACAAATACGATCAGATTCTCTACAGTTCTCGGCGGAACCCTTGAAGAAAACGATAAATTGATTTTCCAAACAAATCAATTCTCGCAAACTTTCCTTGTTGATTCTGCCGCAGGAAACACTGTCACTACAAAGACATTTATTGCAAGCACACTTGGTCTAAGCGCAAGCGTGAAGTTCCGCAGTAAGTATGCAGATCTTTTTCAACTAACTGCCGAGACAAGCACACAAGCCGCCGCCAAGGGTGGCGCAAACGACGAACTCAATGTTGTGGTCATCGATGAGGATGGTTTATTTACGGGAACTAGGGGAACAATTCTAGAAACATTCCAAAATGTTTCAAAAGCATATGATGCTCGCGATAACGATGGTCAACCAAACTATGTTACTTCAGTAATTAATGCGGGATCGAACTATATTTGGGTTGGTGATATTGAGCAACTTTGGGGTCAAACGGGGAATGTACAAGACCTCACAACTAGTTTCTCTGATATTAGCGGAGGATATGCTGCTGCAAAGGTATCTCGTTATAGCCTAAGTGGTGGTACAGGTGCGTCCTCAACAACAGCAAATATATTCACTAAGGGATACAGTAAGTTCCTTGATCGGGATAATGTGGACATCTCACTGCTCATATCAGGCAGATCTGATGCAACAACAGTCAAACTTCTTGCAGATCTTGTGAATGAACGTAAAGACTGTGTATTGTTTGTGTCTCCAGCACTCACCGATGTTTTGAATAAAACACAAACTATAGCAACCTCGAATATCATTAGCACACGAAATAACACTTATGCAATAAATTCGTCGTATGTTGTAATGGATAGTGGGTGGAAATACATCTACGACAAGTATAACGATATGTTCCGCTACATTCCATTGAATCCCGATATTGCTGGTCTTTGTGCAAGAAGTGAATCAGCAACACAGGCTTGGTTCTCACCAGCAGGACTGAATCGTGGGACTATTCGCAATTCTATAAAGTTGGCATTCAATCCCGATCAGTCTTCCAGAGACTTACTCTATGTGAACACCATAAATCCTGTAGCAACATTTAGTGGAGAAGGAACGATTCTCTTCGGAGATAAAACAATGTTGAAAAAGCCAAGTGCATTTGATCGTATCAATGTACGACGGCTGTTCATCACTCTAGAAAAGACCATTGCAACTGCTGCTAAATATTCATTGTTTGAGGTAAACGATGAGTTCACTCGTTCTCAGTTCCGTAATCTAGTCATTCCATATCTCCGAAATGTTCAAGCACAAAGAGGAATTACGGACTTTAGAGTCATTTGTGATGAAACAAATAATACTGGTCAAGTGATTGACAACAATCAGTTTGTGGCAGACATTTACATCAAGCCAGCAAGGTCGATTAACTTCATTCAATTGAACTTCATCGCAACGAGAACAGATAGCACCTTCACTGAGATCATCTAATAGGAGAGAAAATGGCTAGTCCAATCCCAACACAACTAAGTCCAGGTGTAAATGTATCGGAGATCGATCTTTCACAATTTGTTCAACCAGAATCATTCAACAGTGGTGGTATGGTTGGAATTTTTAATTGGGGACCAGGTTATGAAAAGAACAGGGTAAGTACAGAAAGCCAATTGGCTGAATTATATGGAAAGCCAACTTTAGACCAATCTGATGTTGCAGGAAATCCCGATTTTCTTTCTGCTGCTAATTTCTTGAAGTATTCAAATAATCTCAGTGTAATTCGTGCTTTGAAATCAACCGATTCAAATGCCACAAGTGATGAAGCAGGGATAACCAATATAAATGGTTGTCAGTATAGAACAATTCCAAATCTTGAGGAGTTCAAGAGACTTGGTGGATTTTCATCAAGTTCTCAAGGAATAGAGCCATTAGCGCACTTTAGAGCAAGATATCCTGGAAATTTTGGCGACTCCTTACGAGTTTATGTCAGTGATGGAAATATAACTGGTACATCGACTACATCAACTTCAATACAATACCAAGGCTCATACGACGATTTTAATATCAAAGGTGGATATCAAGGATCCATGGTTGTTGGTATTACTTCAGGTATTTGTGGATTGACTCTTGCATCGTTTGTTGAAAATATGGTGGGTGATGGTAAAGATCAGAGGCGGGAATTATCGTTGTCTCAAGGAGGACAAACTGGTGGTATAACCTTTGTTAATATTCCATATTATATTGTTACATTCCAACCACCCGTGTCTGCTGCATTATTTTGTGGTCTTATCTCTGGGGTAGATTATCTCACACAGGGTGTGTTATCATATGACAGATTTGCTTTTTTATATGCTACTGGCACAACAACCGCAAATTATACTTTGATGGGTGGAGGACAAAATCCTGATGGAAATGTTGCGAATACGTTTCCACCCGGATATTTTAATGGTGTTGAGAATCAATATACGGCGAAACCAGTATCACTATTTTCGCCATTTGATTTTAATGGATCAATACATTTGAATGGGGCTGATCCCAAAAAACTCATGCGTGTTAATCCAGAAAATCCAGAGTTTGTTGACATGATTTTTATGAATTTCGACAAGTACTCTATTGGTTTGGATTCGCGATACGATGTTCCAAATACATGGGATGCCGCAGACCCCAACAATCCATTACGCTACTTGGATGGACAAGGTAAAACTAAACTATTTACAGATGTAATTGCCGCAAGCGGTATTCCAGCCCATTTTTATACAACTCAGGAATCCGATTATTTCGGAGGTCCAAGACGACTTTTCTTTTCGGGATATACTACAGTAGGTGCTTCTGGAGAAATTGAAGTAAATGCTGCTTTTCCTTTAGATTCAATACAGGATCCCACTAAACGCTATGACGCTAAATACACACCAATGGGTTTTCATTTAGATTTTGCACATATAATGTACGGTACAATGACGGGAAATTTAACATCTCCTACACCAACAGGTACAGTAAAAGGTCTAGCAACATTTATAGGTTTAACTGGTGGTCATACTTTCCGTCATTACACCAGAATAGGTGAAACCGGATCAATGGTGGAAAAATATGTTGATTTTGGCACCGAGGGTGGTATCACCGGAATAAGAAATAATTTTAAATATGGAATCGTTCAACTTGGTCAAAAGGCTGAAGTGAGTGGCACCATAATAAATTCTAATGGGGAAGTAACCTCTGGATCAAATAGTAATTTTGTTTTTGAAAAACAACCAGGAACATCCCCATATGCAGCATCACTTGGTGGATCTAATGATGAAATCAATATAGTCGTTGTTGATCATGGTGGAAAATTTGGTCCTAAAAATGCCGTGCTAGAACGATTTGAACTTCTATCAAAGGCAGTTGATGGAAAAAATGCTGACAATCAATCAATCTACTACAAAGATTTCATCAACAATAATTCAAAATATGTGTATATGACTAAAGCATTTAATCTGGTTGGTGGAAATGCAAATTATGCATCAAAAGCAGATGCATCGTTTGGTGAAATAACCTATCAATATGTTACAGAGGATGGCATTACTTTAACTAAAAACTCCAACTATGAAACAATTTTAAAGTATGGAGAATCTGGAGTTTCTGCTGCAACAATAGATGAACTATCAAAAGCATATGCAATGTTTGCTGACGATGATAATGCAGTTGACATTTTATTCATACCGGAACTTTATCTGAATGTTGCGGAGAATGTCAGTGATACTGCTCTTGAAGCGAATGTGTACGATACTGTTATCAATAGAAGAAAAGATACTGTTTTAGTGCTACCAACACCAAAACCAGCATCATCAAATCAAAACTCAGCAATAGCAACAAACAACGCTATTGCATTTAGAAAATCTACACTGACTATTCCATCGAACTCATACACAGTTCTTGTTACTGGTCGTAAAGTTTTCTTCGATACCTTCAACAATCAGTTGAGAAAGATGTCGCTTGCATCGGATGTTGCTGGAATTCTTTGCGCCCAAGAAATTCCTTGGGAGTCTCCAGCAGGATTCTCAAGAGGGTTTATCCGAAACACCGTGAAGTTGGAAACAAACTTCTCCAAGGCAGATCGGGATGAACTCTACAAGAATGGAATTAACTTCTTTGTTCAGTTCAACGATGGTTCAGGAACTGTTCTTTACAGCGACAAGACCATGTTAACGAAGCCAAGTGCATTTGATCGCATCAATGTTCGTAGAGTGTTTATTGCCCTTGAGAAGGCTATTGCGAAAGCAGCCAAGTATTCTCTCTTTGAATTCAACGATGAGTTTACTCGTTCCCAATTCCGCAATCTTGTAACACCATTCCTTTCCAGTGTTCAAGCACAACGTGGTATTGCTGATTTCAAGGTTATTTGTGATGAAACGAACAATACATCGCAAGTAATCGACAACAATCAGTTTGTTGCAGACATTTATATCAAGCCATTGAAGTCCATCAACTTCGTTCAGTTGAACTTCGTTGCTGTGAGAAGTGACTTCAACCTAACCACCATCGAATAAATAGACTATAGGGAGTAACAAAGAATGAACATCAAGAGATTTGCAAATGCAATGCAGGGAGCCGGTGTAAAGCCATCGCTCTTTGAAGTTCAAGGAAGCATCGGTGGAAGCCAAAGTGCGCTCACCCCATTCCTTGTAAAGTCTGCATCATTACCAGGAACAGCATTGGGAACAATCGAAATTCCATATCGTGGAAGGCGAATCAAAGTTCCTGGCGACAGAACATTCGGTGATTGGTCTATCACAATCATCAATGACAACAAGTTTCAGTTGCGTAACTTGTTTGAACTTTGGGTCAACAGCATTCAAGCAATGGAACGAAATGTTGCTTCAACCGAGTTCTCAAACCTTGCAGGACCAGTGTTTCAAGATTGGCAAGTTAATCAACTTGATCGTACTGGTACTCCAGTCAAGGCATACAAGTTGATTGGTTGCTTTCCAACAGACATTTCGTCAATCGACTTATCATACGAAGCAACTGATCAGATTGAAGAGTTTAGTGTGACCCTTGCTTACTCATACTTCACTTCAAACGTCGGTACACCAGACGCATCACCGCTTCCTGGTTTGAGTAACTTCACGCCTACAGTGTAATTTTATTTGGAGAAATGAATGGCTTTTGAACTTTTTGGTTGGTCGCTCGGCAGAGCGGGTGAAAGAATAGCCCCGAAACTTGAGCAGGAGGAAATCAAGACGAACGCATCGTTCGCCCCCCCTGATCTTGATGACGGGGCTATGCCCATTTCTTCTGGTGTCTATTTTAGTTCATATATGGATTTCGATGGTGGAATCAAGTCAACAGCAGACATGATTCGAAAGTACAGAGAGATGGCTCTCTATCCAGAAGTAGAGATGGCTATCGATGACATCTGCAATGAAGCAGTTGTCTATGATGACACAAAGCGTCCCGTTGAGATAGTAGTTGACAATAGAAAATTATCTCCAAAGATAAAGAC